TGCCCGCCCGGTACCGTGGCGGTGTCGATGGTGTTCTGAGCCAACACCGTTGAGGATACCGTTACTCCTGGTGCTGTGCCTTCTCTTGCACCGTTGACTGAACAGTAGACCACTGGGTTGACTGCAAACTTCTTGTTGAGGGCTAGCTTGTCAGCCGTGCCGATATCTACCGTTCTTGTGGTGCCAGACGTGGTGGCATCGATCCGTGTCACGCTCTTGAATGCCTTGGCCGTGGTCTGGGCGTCAGCGGACGCGGTGAAGGTCCGAAGATGCGGCACTGGCGGCACCCATCAGAGCGAGCAGCACCAGCAGAATGGCTATGAATCGTCTCATTTGAGTGGCCTCCAGAGTAGCCAGATAGTACCGGCACCGGCTGTAGTCGATGCCCCGACCGCCAGCTTGATTGCAGTTGCGGCTGCGAACGGGATGTTCAGGGCGATAGGATCATGCATGCCTGCCGTCTTGGGGAAGTCGTCGTTCTCTATGTAGGCATCTGCATCAGAAGCATTCCCGAGGGTTAGCGTGTCGTCAAAGCCTGTGGCGATGTTGACCACGGCGTACTCCAGGACGCTGTTGCCGGGCACGGTTCCGATTACATAGCTGCCCGCCGTCTTATCGAAGATGAGTTTAGCCTGGTTGGCGAAGAGCTTGTCGGCCATCATATTATCGGCTTTGGCCGGTCCCCAGATGCGATCTATTCTATGAGTCAATTGGTGTCACCTCTTCGGGTATGGCGAATATGGCTCCGGAACTGAGCAGCACCTCGATGGTACTCTGTCGCTTCTTCTCAGGCCTGACAGCCATCTTGGCGGCATCCTTCTGGCTGATGATAGAGCCCCGCGTGAACTTTCGCAGGGCTTTGCCATCATGCCTTTCGAATGCTCGCACCACTTTGTAGCGAGTCATCTTTACCGCCTTCAGGCTACCACGTTCTTCATGAACATACCAGCAGTTGCGGCCATAACCACCGGGCACCAGCACTGGAAGCCCTGGTAATAGGTGGTGTGGGTGTGCAGATCGGGCACCTGGGTCAGAGCAGTATCGAAGCCGCCCAGAGGTTCGTTGAAGGACAGGTTCATGCCCGCCAGGGTAGTCAGAGGTCCGGGGGAGGTCACGTATCCCAGCCAGATGTGCTTGCCGAAGATCCAATCCAGAGCGACGGTATCGCCCGGAGCGGCGGTGTTGTACATGGCCTTGGCTACCAGGATGTTATCGATGTCCAGAGCCTGGGCTATCATCTGCTCGTTCAGCTTGGTGGGGACCTTGTCAGCACCCTGTGGGTTCCTATAAAGGCTGATCAGCTGGTTGTTGATCCGCAGCTCTTCGTAGGCCTGTTCGCCTATGACCATCGTGTTGGGCAGCAGACCGCAAGCCTTCTTGATAGCCAGCTTGGAATCCTTGAAGACACCCAGAGGGTCGCTGTCCGCGTCGTTGAACTGGCGAATGGTCTCGCCTGTGGTAATATCGCCGGGAGACCAGGTCTCACCGCTGGACACGCCAGTGACATCGATTCCCCAAACAGACTCCTTGAAGTAGTTGTTGGCGATGATCAGCTCTTTGTTGAGCTGGAGAACGTCGGTGACCATGTTAGTAGTCGCCTGCTCGATGGGGTAGCCCTGGTCGGCCACGTAGGGGATATCGGCCATGAGGGGCATCTCGAAGGCATACCTGCGGCACACATACGAGCCGGGGGTATCTACCTTGAGTTCTCCCTGGGGCGGGATGCTGCCGGGCCTCCACTCACCCGCCTTGTTGGTGAAGTGGTTCTCCATAGCCCACTTGGGATAGAGACCGGCTATCTGGTTCACCGATATCATAGGGAACCATTGATCAGCCACGAAGTTTGAGGGTTCCTGCCTGTAGGCGAGAGACCACTCCGACTCCAGCCGGGCTACGTGGATCTGTGAATAGTCCAGGCCCTTGTTAACTACCTGCTGGGCCAGGGATGCTATAGTTTCTCTGTAATCCATGAATCATCACCTCAAGTAATGGCGTAATAGAACGGTCCTATCAGGCGCACAGTCGCGGGAAGGCCAGCGGCTGCGGCGACTTCGCACTGCCCAACGATAACGTCTCCGGCAGTGGGCGTGGCCTTGTCGCCGACACCACCAGTTCCGACTTTCACCAGGTCACCTACTGCCAGACCACTGGATCCAGTCTTGACGAGGGCTTTACCTCTCCATTGGACCAGAGCGGTGATTGAGAAGTTGGTAGAGGTTGCCGTCTCGGTGGGCCGATTGCAGAGCACGCCTACTGGATGTCCGCTTGAAAATGCCTGTACTGTCCGGGCTCTTGTGGTGTCCAGCTGGACGAAACAGTACTCCAGAGCAGACATGTCACCGTCCGGATTGTAGGAGCTAATGTCTCCTGGTAGAGCTTCCCTGAAGGGGGCTGTCATGTCAGTCACTTCAGATCACCCCCATCTGGGCGCGCACAGTACCTGCCCTCTCCTCAGCCAACACGGACTTAGCCAGAGCGCCATTCTCGCGAGTGGCTGCGGCTACCGCCAGAGCATGGCGAACCTTGGGATCTGTGGGGCCGCTACCGGACTTCTGGATTAGGCTCTCGTGCTTGGTTACCAGGGCTTCGAACTCGGCCATAGAGGTCCCAGGTGCGGGCCTGTCGCTACCCATCGGATGATAGAGCAGCTTGCCTGCCTCGGCCTTCATTACGCTGGCCTGCTTGAGGGTCTTCAAGATAGTCTTCCTGGCCTCGGTCGGCAGAGCCTCCAGGCTCTTCAGGATCTCAGCACCCTCTTCAGGAGTCCCCAGGCCGGAGAAATCGGACTTGGCTATCTGCTCATACTCCTTCTTGCGGAGGATAGAGCGCAGCTCCTCGTTCTCCTTGCGGATCGGTTCGACTGCTTTCTGGACGATATCCAGCAGCTCAGCCTTGCTGACCAGAGCCCTAGCTCCGGCCTTGTCAGCCCTAGCGGGCTTGGTCTTTGTCATCGGTACACTTCCATTAGCTGATTTATATAATAAGAAACGCTTCCCATTAGCGGCTTTACCGACTAGGGAAACCTCATCCAGTTCTAAATCCGTAAGTTCGTTTGGCAATTAGAATCACCTCGGGTCATCAAGAAAAGATTTCAGAAGGGGGTGCGTGTGCCGGTTCCCGCAATCGAGAAACCTGTTATGTCGCCCTTCTTCACTGCCTGCCAGAGAGCGGGATCGTGGATCTTGACAGCCATAACCCAGCTCCCGGATTTCACGACCTGGCCGTTGCACTTGAAGTCGGTTGGAGCGATATAGCTCTCGATGATGCTTGCCTTTGCCACACCAGAGTGCTCTTTGCCGATCCGCTGGCTGGTCTGCATGAACTTGTGGCAAGCGGCCCGGATCTCGGACTTGCTCAGGCGGTCACCCTGCAGGTCTATGACATTGGGCTCGCTGACGACTCCATAAACGATCTGCTGATCGCTGCCCTTGGCGACGATGATAGGCACCCGGTAGGACTTCATGACCTTGCTTACTTCGTCCTCGTCTTCCTCATCCTCATCATCTTCCTTCAGGAACTCGGGGAGATCTTCGTCCTCATCGTCCTCTTCAGGCTCTTCGTCCTCGGCCTTCTCGGCCTCATGCTCTGCCAGGACTTCGCGGATGTCGTCTATGAGGTCGCTGGTGGCCTCCTCTTCAGCAGGTTCATCACCGACGAAAAGATCCTCTTCAGATATGCCGTCGTCTGGGTCAGCATCGGCCTCGATCTGCTCTTCTTCGCCTTCATCGGGGTCTGGTGCGTCCTCGGGCTCAGGCTCGTCTGATCCGCCCTCGTCCTGCATCTCAAGCCACTGCTCAAGTGCTGCCTTGTGCTTGGATTCGTCTTGTTTGATGGCTTCGGCCATTTCTTTGAGCTGCGGATCGGTCGCCATCTCGATCAGCTGGTCGATTTCATCTATGCCTTCGCCTTCACCGGCCAGTATGGCGCGAACGCGATCTAAATCGGAGCCTTTCTCCAGCTCCTCGTCTTCTATATATTCTTCTTCATCCATAGAATTACCTTCTAATCGGGGAACGTGGATGTCTCCGAAATCGATACCTTTGTTAATCATGAAATGCACCGAAAGTTATATATGCTATAATAGACTAGTATATGCTATGGCAACTGCAACATACGATGAGACCTACGAGTCTCTGATGAGAATTACGAAAACCGTAACCGACGGGATGTTCGAACTCGGAAAGATCCGAGGGAAGAACGCATTCGGCTCCGAGGAGGAGCTTAAGGTCCTTGTGATCGACATTTCGAAGAAGCTGCTGGAATCGCTGCCTGCCCATCAGTTCGAAGACGACGAAGTTGATCACCTGGAGAGCTGCCTTTCTCACAAGCTGTCCCTCCTAGAAGATCCGAACCAGTTCAGGAACAACGATTTTGAGGTGGTGGGATGAGAACCATCAAATCAACTGACAGCAGGATGCGTGATGATTTCGCGTCTCTTGTGCAGGTCGATGGAGGCGATAAGGCACTGGCAACGAATGATGGTAGTGTCACCCGACACCAGCATTTTCAGGCAGGAACTTATTTGATCGAGATGTTCGCAAACAGAACAGGATCGACGAAGTTCTATTATCCCTGCTCAGAAAGCTTCGCAAAGAAGCTCATAGACATGGATGCTGACCGAGCATACGATGCAATGAACAGGTATGTGTTTGCATGAGCAAAGGCATATTTCTCCCCATTTCGGATGAGCTTAATGCCGCATTTCACACTGAAATTGAGAGACGGAAAGGCCGAAAACTTCTCAGGGGAGATCTGAGAGATGCGGGAGAGGAGGCGATAAGGCAATGGTTGGGGCGATCCTATTAGCGTTTCACTCCGAACAGCGCCGCCTCACTCGCGGACATCGTTCTCTTTTTTGGTACCAGTTTTCCCTGTTGCACTTTGGCCCGAAGTTGTGATGTCGCTCCGGGTACACTGCTAACCTCTTTTATGTGGTTTAGCAGATTGGCTTTGGCATTCTTTCCTTCGGGGGGTATGATGCCTTTGTACCAATTCTTATTAGCAGAACTGTACTTGAAGCCGAGAGCTTTCAGTCTTTCACGATGATCAAACGTCTTTCCTTCGACCGTTAGCACAAATGGTTTGGTGTGATCGATGCTTCCGCTCACCTTTATATGGTCTGGTGATTTTCCGAACATCTCCTCAAACGTCGCTGGTGATCCGTTGCCAGCGTTCGGATTTCTGGGCGTCTCTACTGGCTGCTCGGGTTTCTTGGCAGGGGCCGGGGTTGGTGTGGGTTTTGGTGTCTCCCTGGTTGGTGTTGGCTTTGCCTCGCGCGGGCCGGGGCGGTATTTCGGTGGTGCCCAGCTTCTATATGCACTCGGGTTTTCGAATTCTCGCCCACCTTCCATGATATCCATTTCTTGTTGGGCCGCCATGTTCCTGGCGGTTGCCCCGGTTTGAGCGTCTATCTCCTGGATCTTAGCACGTATCTCTTTCAGCTTTGTATATCGAGGATCGTCCTTGGGGAACTCAAAACCTTTCACGGGTCGCTCGTCTGTATCTTTTATTTTATCGAGCAAATCTACCAGTTTGTAGTGATCATTTGGTAACGGCTGATCCAAGAGTTCTTGGTATGGAAGTTTCGGCTTCTCGGGCTGCTGGGGCTTGCTCGTGTTCAGCCACCCGATCTTGTCCAATGCGCTGCCACCACTCAAGAGTGTCTGGATAGCACCGGACACTCGTCCCTGGCTGGCTGCTTCCGCACGCCTTTCCAGCTTCCTCTTCGTCTTGGATGGCTTCTTGGAGCCGCCTCCTGAGCCCGACGTGAACTTGCCATCGTCTGCACGGGGGTGCTTCTGCTCAACCCAATCCCCTTTCTTCAAACGGTGGTTGATACCGCCGACAAAGATGGTTCCTTCGGGGGCTTTGTGGTGCTTCTGTGCCTCTTCGAACCAATCAAGATTACGGAGGATAGACTTGAGGATGGGTATGCGCATGATCATGATTTTACCTCAGCAATATTTTTCGGCTTCAGAACCAAGCTCTCGCAGGGCCTGCCAATCGTCCAGCAATGCCCGACAGCGAGCTACCATAGCCCGGTGGGCTTCGCGGGCTTCGTAATCTTCTTCAGAAATCATGTCAAGTCGATCCAGGATAATCTATAGGCAAAACGTGGTGAATGCAATTCGGATGCAGGAGGCCCTGTGAAATGGCAGTATCAAGAGCAGGATACTCTTTCGACTTTCCCGAGATAGATACAATCTTCCCGGCCCACTCGCGGCATACGTCGCAGGTGTTCGGCCTGATCTCACGAGAAATCAAGACCAGATCCTCTTTCTGCTCGACTGCCCGGTTGATTGATCCTTCGTTAAACGAGTTCCTAGCAGCTGTGATCGCCACCATCTGAATGTAATCTGCGATCCCCAGCTCTTTGCCGTCTATCGTCTTGTGGCCTATCACCCGGCCCCTCAGGCCAGTGTAATCGACCTTCTTGCCCGCCAGTGTTGCCTGAACTCTTCGCTTCTCCGATTCGGCTATGACCTCTTCTATGTGTCTGCCCAGCTGGGCATCCGTCTCTTTGAAACGGTTGAACTCTTGTGTGGCCATCGCCTGAGCAGCCTTGGCATGAGGCCCCTGGAGTGATCCTGCCCGAGATCCTGCCAGGTAAAGCCCGGGTATAGAAGTTCCCAGCCAGGAGGCT